GAATCACTCTCTATCCAAGTTGGCAGCACCTTTACTGAGACTCTCTCTACTGATCCTAAAAAGCAGGATCAGTGTGGGTCGCCCGCTGAAAAGCCCAAACGCCAACGCAAGCCAAACCCCTGGATTGATGCCATTTCAGAGCATATTTTTGGGCAGAAGCCAGGCACTCCCAGCGCCAGTGCGGTGGCGGCCCAAGCAGGGCGTATTTGGTCCTGGTCGCTTGGCAAGGACGTAGTGATCGGCAAAAACGGGAACAGTCGAACTATTGACGGTTGCGACGTTCCGGTTCAACTGGAGCATTTCAAGAAGTTTGCCGAGGACTGGAAGCAGCAATACAAGTCCGCCGATGTTCCCCAGGGATTTGAGACGTTCGTGAAACATTTTTACCCCTGGGTGAAAGCGCATCAGCAGACAGTTTTCACCGCCCGTAAGCCCGACGCGCACTGTCCCGTCTGTGGCGGTGCCGGTCACGTCAAGCCTGCCGTCCCGTATGGTCACCCAGACTACAACTCGATGATGCCGTGCCCGCGCTGTATGGCCCCGGCAGAAAAGGACATCGCATGACGACGCCGACTCCCATCCCCATGCTCCACGCCCAGGAGAGCGAAGAACGGCTGCTCGAAGCCCTGATCGTGGAGTCCGACAATGTGTACGCCCTCCCGGCCAAACTCACCAGCGACGACTTTTTCGTCACGCGGCATGGCTGGATATTCGACGCGGCGCTGCGCATTGCCGGACGGGGTGAAAAAATCACCTACACCACCGTGGGCGAACAACTCAAAGCCGATGGACGCCTGGACGAAGTGGGCGGCTGGCCCTACCTGACCCGCCTGATCAACTCCCAGGAGGGCCTGTTCTCCGTCATGGACCGGTCCGCCGCCTTCACCTATGGCATGAACATCTACAACAAGGCCACCCGTCGCCGTCTCTTGAATGCTGCCAGCCGCATCGCCCAACTGGCCTACGACGAAAGCAAGCCCATCGAAGAGGTGGTCGCCGACTGCGAAACCGCCGTGGCCACCGTCTCCGTCACCAGCAACCCCAACGAGGGCACGCAGAGCATCGGGGATATTGCCGACGACGTGCTCGACGACGTGGACCAGGCCATCCTCAACGGGTGCAGCGGGTTGAAGTCCGGCATCATCGACCTGGACAACCTGACGGGGGGGTTTCAACCGGCGGATTTCATCGTCCTGGCCGGGCGTCCGGGCATGGGCAAGTCAGCCCTGATCATGTCGATGATCACCCACATGGTCAAAGAGGAAAAGAAGCACGGGCTGCTGTTGTCGATGGAGATGCCCAAAAAGCAGTGCGTCCAGCGCTTGTTGTGCATCGAAACGGGCGTCACCGTCCAGCAGCAGCGCACCGGGCGCGTCAAGCCCGATGAAAAGGCCCTGCTGGATGCGCAGACCATGGTGTTCAAAAAGTCCTGGTCGCTGCTCATCGACGAAACCCCGGCCCTGACCCTGCCCGCCCTGCGCGCCATTGCCAAGCGCTACGACAACCAGAAGCCCCTGGATTTCGTGATGGTCGATTACCTGCAACTCATGGCGGGGGATGGACGCGGCAACAGTCGGGCCGAAGAAGTGGCGCTGATTTCGGGCGGTCTCAAGGCGCTGGCCAAGGAACTCCACATCCCCGTCATCGCGGCGGCGCAGCTCAACCGGGAAGTGGAAGGGCAGAAAGATAAGCGCCCCTCGCTGCACCACCTCAAAGAGAGCGGCGCGATTGAGCAGGATGCCGACGTGGTGATTTTGCTGTACCGCGATGATTATTACGATGAAAATACGACCCAACCCAACGTGGTCGAGTTGGATGTCGCCAAACACCGCAACGGACCCACCGGCACTATCCCGGCCTACTTTATGAAGGAACGGATGCTGGTCGGCAACCTGCGGCGCACCACGGTGTCGATTACGCATGATCCCAAAACCGAACTGCCCGCCGTTGAAAGCCATGAAGAGTTAGACCTCCCGCTGGTCTATGGGCGGGATTAGTTTAGAGGAGAAGTGTGGAATGCAACGCATTTTCGACCGTCCCGCTGTTCGCTCGCTGCGCGGCCTCGCCTATCGCGACCCTGGCCCCGCCCTCGCCGACTGGTCGCTGACCGGCGACCGCCTATCCCTGACCCTGTGGAATACCCGTCCCTGGCAGCAGCATCGCCGCTATCACGCCGTCATGCGTAATACCGCCCACTGGACGCTGGACGGGCAGACCTACGCGCAGCAGAAAGTCACCGTGCTGCCGGGGTTGTCGCTGGTCAGCGTGATCGCCCAGCGGGTGCAGGCATGAACGCCCCCAAGCCAAAGCGACAGAGTAAAGGGGATGTGAAAGTCTCCAATGGCTACGACCGTTGCCAAACGCCGCCCTATGCTCTGCAACCCTTGCTGCCCTACCTGAAACCGTCCTGGACGATCTGGGAACCCGCCGCCGGGGAAGGACATCTGGTCCGCGCGCTCAAAGCGCAGGGGTTCAGCGTGGCGGGCAGTGACCTGCTGACGGGGGATAACTTCTTCGACTGCCAACCCTTCGAAGCCGAGGCCCTGGTCACGAATCCCCCCTATTCCGTCAAGTATCTCTGGTTAGCCCGCTGCTACGAGTTAGAACTTCCCTTCGCCCTGCTGGTCCCATTGGAGATGATTGGCGCGGCGCAGGCCCAGGTGCTCATGCGGCGCTATGGGGCGGAGATCATCCTGATGGATAAGCGCGTGGACTTTAAGATGGAAGGGCATACCTGGGTCGAGTCGAGCGCGCAATTTCCCGTTATCTGGCTGACGTTCCGCTTGAACATCGGCAGCCCGCTGACCTACGCGACCCTGGACAAGCCGTCCAGGCAAGTCCTGGCGCAGTGGGATGCGCAGATGGTTCAGCATGAGTTATTCGAAGGGGTGACCGCATGACCACCCGACGTTCCGCCGACCTGGCAGATTTAGGCATGAAGAAAGCGCACAATGAGTCCGTCCTTCTCAGCGCGATCTTGTCGCTGGGCAACCCGGATGAACAGACGGATACCTGGGCGGCGAACCGATTACGCGAACTGTGCCTGCTGGCTCGCCAGATAATACGGGATGGCACGGCCTCGCATGTGGCGCGCGTTACAGGCGTGATTCTCACAGACGACGACGACTATGCGCTCGAAACGCGCAAGAAAGTGGAAGAGGACTGAGATGGGACACGACTCCAAGATATTCTGCGTCACGAATGGCTCAGGAGGCACTGAGCGTATGTCCTTGCTGGACGCCCGTTTGGACGCTACGGAGGAGACCGAAGAACGCGCCATCATTTTGGCCGTTGAAACCGAGATTAGAGGCGTATCGATCCCGGTAGGGTTTGCCATGAACGGACGTTTCTATTTTGCCGACGGGGATGATTGCCCACTCTGTGATGGCAGCGGACTGGTCATGACTGGCTGGGACGATGAGGTCTACGAAAACATCGAGGACAGTTGCCCGTGCTGCGATGGGACGGGCGTAGCCACTGGCAAGATGACCATTGAGTTCGCGCAACACCAAGCCGATCATGTGGAGACGAAATGACTGACCAAACGAAAGAAGCCGACAACATCCTGGCGTTTCGCCCCGGCGAAGAATACGCCCTGCACACCGAACTCCCGGCAGGGTGGGAACAGTTCGGACCCTACTACATCGTGGCCCTGCTCGACACACCCGATTTCCCTGGTGAGTTTCATCCCGACTGCAAATCCAAGACGGTGATTTGCGCGACCAATCAGTACAAGCCCGAAGGGTACGATCATCCCGTGTGGGGCTGGTGGGTATTGGCCCCTGCTACCAAAC